CAGGGTGAGCCGGTCCATCAGCCCCACCGAGGCCGCGAAGGCGGGAGGCAACCGATGAGCAAGATCATGGGGCCGAGGGACCTGACCGGCGGGCAGCAGTTCGACCCGGCAGAGGGCGAGACCCCGGACTCCGAGGCGGCGGGGTTCCCCGACACGCCGGTCACCGTCACGCGCCCGCCCGACCAAGGGCACGCGGCGACGGTCGAGGTGATCCCCTCCAACGCCGACCGGCTGCACCTGAACAGGTCGGGCAGGCGGGACTGATGCGGCTGCTGCGCGCCATCGAGGACATTTGCGTGGTGGCGCGCCAGTTCGTGAGGCTGGTCCGGTGGGCGCTGCCGTGGTGAGGGTCCGCGACACGGAGGAGCCCCTCTCGTTCACCCGCACTCAGCGGCAGAAGGCCGGGTTGCAGGATGATCGGGCAAAGCTCCTCCGCCTCGATGCCCGGGTGTTCGCCCGCGAGGTCTGCCGCATCGAGCCCGACAAGTGGCAGGACCTCTTCCTCGCGGCAGTCAGCGGTCCGCATGTCGATCCCACGGCGAAGCGCATGCTGGCCCTCAAGGCGTGCAAGGGGCCGGGGAAGTCGTTCATCCTCGCCGTGGCCGGGTGGTGGTGGCTGTTCACCCGCTGGCACGCCAACGGCATCGCCCTCTCGATCACAGCGGACAACCTCAAGGACAACCTGTGGGCCGAGCTCGCTCGCGTCCAGCAGAGGTCGCCGCTGCTCTGCCACTTCTTCGACCATCGTGGCGAACGGATCGAGGCGAAGGGCTACACCAAGGACTGGTGGTTGTCGGCCCGGTCGTTCCCGCAGAACGCTGACAAGAATCAGCAGGCGAACACCCTCGCCGGTCTGCACGGCAGGCACCCCTTCGTCCTCGGCGACGAGGTGGGCGACTATCCGGACGGCGTGGTGGTGGCGATGGAAGCGATCTTGTCAACCTTGGTGGACGGCAAGCCGCCAGACGGGCGCATCATGCTGGCGGGCAACCCGACCTCTACCGAGGGGCCGCTGTTCAGGATTACAAAAAGAGACCAGAACCGGTGGTGGGTCTACGAGATCAGCTCGGACCCCAAGGACCCCAACCGCACGCCGCGCGTGGACCCGGAGTGGGTGCAGGCACAGATCGATACGTGGGGCATCGAATCCGATTTCGTCAAGGTCAACATCCTCGGGCAGTTCCCCTCCCAGCAGGCGAACAAGCTCATTGGCCCGGAGCAGGCTCTCGCGGCGGCAGTGAGAAAGATCGACGAGCATTACAAGCAGGACGCGCTCATCTTCGGTCTCGACGTGGCGCGTTACGGCGACAACGCCAGCGTGCTGTTCCAGCGGCAGGGGCGCTTCTCGTGGCGACCGATGATGTGGCGCTCGATGGACCTGATGTCGCTCGCGGATCAGGTGGCGACGGAGTACGTCACCAAGAAGCCAGCCGCGCTGTTCGTGGACCAGTCGGGGGTCGGCGGTGGCATCGTGGACCGCCTGAGGGAGCTCGGGGTCCCGGTGATGGCGATCGACTTCGGCGGGTCGCCGCTGGACAACAGGTTCGCCGACCGGCGCTCGGAGATGTACTGGAAGATGGCCGACTGGATCAAGAAGGGCGGGGTGATTCCCGACGACATCCAGCTCCGGCAGGAGTTGGTCTCCCCCAACTTCTCCTACAAGTCCACCGGAAAGATCACAAAGTTCAAGCTGGAATCGAAGGACGAGATGCGCAAGCGCGGGATCTCATCGCCGGACATGGCGGACGCGCTGGCCCTGACCTTCGCGGCCCCGGTTGTGGCACCGGCGTACGACCCGATGCTGGAGCGCTCCCGTGACCGCTACGGTGATAGGTTCGATCGCGAGCCGTTCATGGGCTCGGGGCAAGGGCAGTTTCGCGGCGGGACCGAAGAGTCGTGGGACCCCTACGGAGGTGGCTGATGTGCTGGAGCGGGAGCGCCGACATCGTGAACCAGAGGGGCGACAAGCTCTCCAGCGCGGACAGGGAGTCGCTGGCTGGGTCGTACACTCCCGGGGTGGGGAACAGGATGGTGGGAGCAAAGATCACGCCCGGCAAGTTTGACCCGGAGACCGCCGCCAAGATGTTCCAGAACTGGCTCACCGGAGGTGGGCTCCCCACCAAGGTTGACCCGTCAAAGATCTTCTCCGAGGCCACCCTCATGCACGGGGTGAACGAGAAGGCCGCTGCCGGGCAGGGCATCGCTGGCCTGTTCGGCTTCGGCAATATGATCGGAGACCTGAATACGAAGGCACCGATGCAGGCGGGCGTCCCGTATTCTGTCCCGCCCGTTCCCAAGCTCATTGGGGACAAGTGATGGGGCGCGACTTCCCCGGCTGGGACGCAGTGGGGTCGGACATCATCAAGTCCGCGCAGCACCCTTACCCGCAGGAGTTCCTCGGGATCGAGCGGCAGAGGGTTCGGCCCGACGACCTCATCGAGCGCAGGCGCAGGTACCTTCTCAGTTGGACGGCGCGCAAGGGGGAGAGGACTCGGCAGTGGTCGAAGTGGCGTGAGCTCGCGGACCACTTCATGCCGGAGCTCGGGCGATTCTTGGTGTCTGACCACAACATGCCCAAGGACACCTCGAAGATCCTCAACAACACGACGACGCGCGCGATGCGGGCACTCGCCGCCGGGCTGCTGGCGGGGCACACCTCCCCGGCTCGCCCGTGGGTGAACTTCACTGTCGCGGACCCGGACCTCGCCGAGTGGCGTCCGATGCAGATCGCACTGTACGAGCTCAACCGGCGTGTGCGGCTGGTGTTCGAGCTCTCCAACTTCTACCGGGCGATGGCGATGGGCGTCTACCCCGGCCTCGCCGTGTTCGGGATGGGTGCGTGCATGGCCGAGGAGGACCCGCGCCGGGTGATGAGGTTCGTGCCGCTGGCGATGGGGACTTACTGCATCGCTGGTGACGGGCAGGGCGAGATCGACTCCATGCAGTACGAGGAGGCGTGGACGGTCGCGGAGTTGGTCAAGGAGTTCGGCTGGGGCAACGTCTCCAACTCCGTCAAAGTCGCGTGGAACGGCGGCTGGTACGAGCAGTACGTCTCGGTGCTGAGAACGATCGAACCAAATGAGCAGTTCATCCCCGGGGCCATCGGGAGGCTCGGCGGGAAGTGGGGTTCGGCGTGGATGGAGATCGGTGGTCTCGCCAGCGCCGCCGGTGCTCTCTCCCAGCCGAGCTCGGACCCGACGATCGGGTTCCTCAGGGATTCCAAGTACGAGACATTCCCCGCGCTGGTGGCCCGCTGGGCGACGACCAGCCGCGACGTGTATCCCACCGGACCGGGGCACGATGGCCTCCCCGATGCCCGCATGCTGATGCAATTGGAGCGGCGCAAGCTCCTCGCCATCTCCAAGGGCATCAACCCGGCGATGTTGATCCCAGATGTGCTCAGGCTCAATCGGCTCTCGATGCTGCCCGGAGACGCCATCTACTACCCGACCGGCACTCAGGGTGCAGAGATCAAACCGGCTCACGTGGTGGACCCGCGCTTCGTGCAGGAGACGCGCGAGGAAGCGCAGATGGCGATGCAGCGCATCGGGCAGGCCGCGTTCGCCGACCTGATGCTCCTCTTCGCGGACGATCGTCCCGGTCAAGGGAAGCAACCGATCACAGCGCAGGAGGTCGCCGCCCAGCAGCAGGAGAAGATGCTGCAACTCGGGCCGGTGCTGGAGAACATCAATGAGTTCCTCACCAAGCTGTGCGAGAGGACGATCGCCATCATGGCGAAGCGCAGGTTGCTCCCTGAGTTCCCGCGCGAGGCGCGTGGGATGCGCCTCAAGGTTGAGTTCGTCTCGATCCTCTCGCAGGCGCAGAAGCTGCTCGGCGTGCAGGCCAAGGAGCGCTGGGTCCAGTTCGTCGGTCAGGTCGCCCAAATCAAGGGGCCGGAGATGGCGGACAACGTGAGCGGCGATAAACTGATCCGTCGCTACGCGGACGACGTGGGCGTGCCGCCCGACGTGCTGGAGGACCCCGAGGTGGTGCAGGCCACCCGGGCCGAGAGACAGCGTCAGATTGAGATCCAAAAAGCAGCGCAGTCGATGATGTCGGCTGCGGACGCGGCGAAGAACCTCAGCGGCGTGCCGATGGACGGTGACAACCTCGTCACTCGGATGCTGGGCCAACCCGCAGGGGTGCAGGCCGGTGAGCAGGGAGGTGGCGCATGAGGGCTGACGAGCACGAGGGGGTCCTGAGCGACACTGAAGTCAAGCGTCAGGGCGATCAGATGAACGCCGAGGCGAGGAAGATCCTCACAGAGGACCTCCTCATGCTCACCGAGAGCGAGACGTTTTTGCGCTGGTTTGGGAAGCACGCAGTCCCGGCGCTGACGCAAGCGTTCCCCGTGGAGCACGGGAGCAAGCTCGCCCAGTTCATGGGGAGGCGCGAGCTCGTGCTTGATGTGATCAAAGAAATGGACGACATCTCACCCGGGTTCGTCAAGCGGATCTTCGAGGTGAGGGAGAAGTACGAGACCAGATTGCGCCACGCGGCGCGGGTGAGGGATTCAAATGGCTGAAGAGATCAAGAAGCCCGATGCGGCCCAGCAGGCACCAGCCCAAGGGACGCCCGGGGAAGAGAAGCCGAAGGTGGAGGAGCCCAAGCCGACACCGGCAGGGTTGGACGCCTACACCAAGGAGGACTTGCAGAAGCTCTACAAGAACTCCCCGCAGTTGTTTGCGGGGATCGTGGAAGAGAAGGTGAAAGAGCCGGAGAAGAAGGAACCGGGAAAGAAAGAGGAGCCCAAACCCGAGACACCCAAGAGCGCCGCTCCGATGGTGTACGGGGACAAAGAGATCAAGCTCCCCGACGACGTTCCGGTGAACAGGGAGGCGGTGGCAGCGTACCTCTCACACGCCAAGGAGAACGGTCTTTCGGCCGAACAGGTGCAGAAGCAGATCGACTGGCAGACCAAGGTGGCGCGGGAGGAGTCTGCGAAGGAAGCCGAGCGCGTGAGAGCGCGTGAGGCGGCACGGCCCACCCCCCAGCAGGAGGACGCGGCGAACATCGAGAAGCTGAAAGCGGACAAGGTGTTTGGCGGGCAGAACTACGAAGCCAACATGGAGATCGCCCGTCAGGCAGCGAAGAAGTTCGGCGACCCTGAGCTTCTGGAGCGCCTCAAGACCAGTGACCCTGTGCTGATCAAGCATTTCTGGACACTGGGGAAGCTGGACGCTGAGGATACCACGCTGCGCGCCCCTAACCGCACCGGCAACGAGACGGACGACGCGCTCAAGGCAGAAGCAGAGCACCAGCGGGCACGGTTCCCCAACAGTCCGCAGATGTTCACAACCCCGCAGTAAAGAGGAGCGGCAAATGGACAAGCTGTACGAATTCGCGAAGAAGAACCACAGGCTCCTGATCGGACTCGCCTTTGTGGCGGTCTCGGTTGGGCTGGCGCTTTTCACGGAACACAACCCGCTGATCGTCGCGGCGGTCACGGCGCTCACGGCGACCGACTTGACCCTCGTGGACGTGGCGAAGAGGTCGAGGGACGGGGTGATGCTCCCCGTGGTCGAGGCATTGCAACAGCGCAACGGCCTCCTCCAGTCGATGGTCTGGAAGCAGGGGAATACCGACACGGGGCACCAAGTGGCCTCGCGCAACTCCCTGCCCTCCGTCACGTGGGTTCGCTACAACGACGGAGTACAGCCGAGCAAGAGCTTCGTGGACACCTACACGGAGCGGACTGGGATCCTCGAAGGTCTGTCCTCGGTTGACAAGCGGGTGGCGCAGGTCAACGGCAATCAGGCCGCGTTCCGGGCCAGCGAGGACGATGCCTTCCTCGCGCAGATGGCGAACACGGTGGAGAGCGCGTTCTTCTACGAGTCCACCGCGACCAACCCCGAGCGCATCCTCGGCTTCCAACCCCGGCTGAACTCGACCACCAGCGCGTACGGCAAGCAGATCATCAAGGCGGATGCGAGCCCTGCCGGCTCGGACCAGTCCTCGATCTGGCTCATCGGCTGGGGCGAGCGAACGGTGTACGGCATCACGCCGCGAGGCCAGCCGACCGGGCTGGAGATGGAGGACATGGGGCAGATCCGCGATAAGGACACCACCACCGGGGCCATCAAGTAC